TAAGCGATTAACATTTTACCAGTGTTAATCTGTGCAATCGTTCTTCTCCAATACTGATTATATAAGTTATTGTTTGTAGTTTGGAATCCAGAGTAGTAGTAGAAATCACACAACCCAAAGTTGATGTCAAAACTTGGTTTCAATGGGTCATCCCAATGTCCAGCGTATGGATAAGAAGTCAATCCACTTTGTCCAGTAGTTCCGTAGTCGTACAAGTTGAATGAGTTACACGCTTTTAATCCACCATCGTACAATATTCTTAAATTTACTTTTGGTTCTGCAAAGCTAAAAGATGGAACAAAAGCATTAAATGGTGTTTGTAACAATGGTGTAGGACTAAAGATAAGTTCTTTTTTGTCTACTCCTTTAATGTATTCATTGTCGAAAGTGTACTCAATTTGTCCGAATACTTCTTGTGTAGTATCAAAATACTTTTTATTTGCTTCGTCTGAATCTTGTTTATATGTTAGTTGTATTTTCTTTCCAGTCAACTCTGGTAAAAATTGCAACACTTGGTCGCTATCTTTTGCAAGTTTGTAAGTCCAGTCTTTCTCAACTCCACTATCAACAAAATTATCTCTTGTAGTTAAGTTTAATATGTTTGGATTGTCTTTGTCTGATTCTATATACAAATTATACATTTGAAAAATAGACTTTAAGAAGTCCTTTTGCTTAATCTTTGACGGAACGAATCCAAGTAAATTAATATTTGTACCGCTTATAATTGTAGTAGAAGATGGTAGTACTTTAATCTTAATTGAATTGGCTACCATTTGAGAATTAATAGTAACTGGAACACCCCAAGGCGAACTATTAGAATTTCTCCATACCATAGCATTAGGATTAAAATTGGCATTTGGTAAAACTGATATATGCATTCCAATTCTAACTTGCAAATCATCTCCAGCAACAATTCCAGAAACTGGTATGTTAAAAGTTTTAAGTCTGTTCTCTATGTTTGTACTTGATGCAGAAGTCAAAGTCAAAGGAACGCTAATAGTATCTGAATAAGTTACCGAAATCTCAGTACCATTTTTTGATATACTTATAAATGGTCTAATATACATTGCTGAATAGTTAGCAGTACCACCAGCAATAGCCCATTGGTCAATTAAGTATGCAATTGCACCACTCGAATTTAACAAGTTAATTGAATAGTCAATATCCACTTGAAAATTGTAAGAATCTCCAGTACTTAATGTAAATGGTGTGTCGTAAATTCCAGTAGTTGGATTGAATATATTTAACTCATCTACTAACTCGGTGTAGTTTGTTAAAGGTGCATTTGCTGGTACGTTAAATAACGTGCTAAATGTTTTTGTATTTGTTGCTTCAACTAAATAATTATTGTAAATATCTCGTTTAACATCTCCAACAAATGGAATCAATAACTTGTCGAATCTATCAACTGACAAAGTATTCCAAGTGTAAGAAAATCCTTGAGAAGCAAATATCTTGTCGAAGTAAGTCTTTGCATATATTGCTGGTTTTGCTTCCTTTAAAGTATAAGTACTTGTATTCTGATAGCCTAATAAATATTTATAACCATCGTTCACATCGTGCGACCAGCTTGACACAATATTAGCAGAAGTAATTACGTGGTCTAAGTCGCTAAAGTCTAAGTCTGTCAACTCGCTATTGTCTAACTTAACAAAGAAATCAGACGCATCGTCTTTTACAAGTACTTCATATTCTACAAACTCCTCATAGTTTGCTCCATCTTGTTTCTTGTTTACCGATAACAATTGCAATACTGCATTTTCAAGAATAGGAATACCATTTTGAATAATGCTACATTTTGTTAACGTGTCTATGTTGAAATCTCCAGTTTGAATATTTACATCGTAGTAATGGTTTAAAAGATTATGGTTGTTCTTTGTACCACTTAATACAATAGTCTTTGAAAACGCACCGCTTCGTTTTGATACGTCTCGAATATCAGCTACTCCGAAATTCAAAGGAAAAGCAGTTCCCTCTTTAACATCTAAATAACCACTTTCTAATTGAATCTGTACGTTAAACATTTATAGTATTTTGATTTGCTAATTTAATTGTGATTGTTTTACGAATCAAGTTTTTGTTGCGTCTGCGATTAACCTCAAACGATGAGTCAGTTACTTGACAAGATATGTAGTCGTCTCCAAATCTTACAAACGTTAAAGGCGAAGTCATTAACTGCTCAAAGTAAACATTCATTTCTTCAGTCATCCAGTCAGTATTCAACTCAAATGTTTTGTCTAATTGAATTGAGTATGCCGTTTGTCCAAATTCAGTAGTGCGATAATTCCACATTTGACCACTTACATAACCCTCGTTCACTTTGTTGTATGTTTGACGTGTAATAGTTCCGTTTTCATACGATTTTAAACTAAAACCAAATGAAGCTATACTTCCCATTCTATCCATAAAATAAACATCGTATTCATTTATTCTACATCTTTGGTCTATATCAATTGTATATTGCTCTGAGTATGGGTCGCCACCACTATTAAACAATTGAAATTGAATAAATGTAGTATCGTTTTTAATTATTGGTAACGTGCCAGTATAAGACGTTGGAATCGTATCTACTCCAATGCAAATCTGAGTCATCTTTTTATCAATGTCAATTTGTGTGATATACTGGTCTCCGTTTGAATTAAGAATCTCACAAAACAAATCAGTATCAATAAAGTCATTTGCTATGTTAAGCCACAAGTTCTGTGTTGATGTTATTGAAAAGCCAGTAGTCGGTAAGTCTGTCACAAACAATTGCGTACCTGTTCCATCAATTAAGTATTGATTCTCATTGTATGTAGTGTAATCAGTCCAAGTGCGTACTCCATTAAACACATATTTATCTGATTCTGTAATTATGGCTAAAGTCTGAGTCTTTCTATTATCTGCGTAGTAAACATTGCCATCTATTGAAGCATCGTTTACATTTGACCATAAAGCACTAATAGTAAACTGAGTTGAAGACTGCACCGACTTAACAACGAATAGACCCTCAATAAGTGGATTTGCTAAACCATCATCTGCTTGTTTGATGCTTACTTGGTCGCCTACTACAAAAGTATGTGTCGCACTTGTAATCTTTACAAAGCCAGCATTGTTAGTTAATGAACTTGTATAAGCAACTCCTTGAATGTACTCCTCTCCGATTTTGACATCGTAATTGTAATATGAATTAGTTGCGTCTTGTAGCGTTAAATTTGTAGCATCGAAGTCTGTTGTAACTTTTGATTGCAGAAGTTTAGATAAGTCAATTTGTCCGTATCCATCGCTGAATCTTGGTAGAACTTTATATTCTCCTATTTTTGTAGCCGTGCCACTTGCATACACTTGAAAGATATATTTAAAACCCAACTTGTTTTTATTCGTTGAGTTGTATATAAACATCAAAGGGTTGTATGCTGGTGCGAAGTCGTAAACTTCTGCAATCTTATTCATCGCCATTATGCTATCGGTGTTACTTCTTTTGGTACGTATGTAATTAATTCTAACTCTTTAACCCACATAAACTCCTCGTTTGTGCAGTTTATCATTTCTTCCGTTGAGATAATCCAATTATCGTTTGCGTCTTGAATTGGGTTGAAGTAAGAATCATCTGTGTACAATTGTCCAACTAAAGAATTTTTTTGCTCTTGGTTTAATAGACCTACTAACGTGTTTAAGTCTTCGGTTGTAATTTGGTTTAGTTTCATTATACTTGTCTATTTAAAGTTGTTTGAAAGGCTTGTACTCGTGTGTAAAGATTTGATGCTTCGGTGTCAGTTAAATTATTCCCAATACTTGCAAATGAACTTTCATTTTTAGAATATCCACCAGTAGTACCAAATAAACAAACACTTGTATTTTGTAAAGTTCCCGCATTTGCAGTTGTTTGTGTTACTTTTAAAACTCCATTTTGGAAAAGTTTTCTTGATGTCAAAGAAGATGTTGTTCCTAAAGTTAAACCTAACCCATTTGTATTACTTATAGATGCTCCATTGTCTTGACCTATCGAAAAATATTGTGTACTACCAGCACTCGAATTTCTTGTTCTTAAGTTAATAGTTGAAAGAGGATTGTATGCAATATTAGAGCTTATCTCTGAACCAGAAACACTATTTATTAAATTTGTTCTTGAGTAATAACTTAAGTGAGTATTTGTCAAAGATAAATTTGATAGTATATTCATATTCGTATCTGCACGTCCATTTGTTCCATTAGGTAAAATACCAGTAGAAGAATGTGTAATCCCACCAAAAAACGTTAATCTAAATGCTGAGTCTTCATCTAAAGCATTTACTAAATTAAACTTGTGTGTTGTATCAGTGCCACCAACAAAAGGATAAACCGCTTTTAACTTAGTCCATATTCCATCAGTTTTCAAACCTTGAACTAAAGTATCTACTGCACTTGTAATTGTTGCGTCTTGAATGTTTGTTGCTCCTAAGAATAAACGAGCGTTAACATCTGTTGCATTAGATGAGTAGATAGGTGTACCAACTTGGCGACCTAAAGTAGTTTGAAATTTTTGAACTGAGTAGTATAAGTTTGCTGAGTCTTCATCTGTTAGTCCATCTCCAATGGTAGCGAATGCAAGTTGTTTATTGTCAGCACTTGCAGTCAACAAAGAACCATCTTGATTTAATCCTCCTAAATAATAAGTATTTGAAGATAAAATTGTTTCAGATTGATTTCCAGTTGTTGAAGCTATTATATTGTTATTCTTATAATATTTTAAACTATTTATAGCAGTTCGACTTCCTAAATAAAAACCTCTCGCATCTGTCTCATTTGAAGCTATAACAACATCATTAGTAGCCTCACTATTCATTGCAAAAAATCTATTACTTGCCGAGCGTCTAATGCACATTTGAACACCTCTTCCACCACTTGAATTTCTAACTCCACTTGAACCAACTAATGTTAAAGATGCTATTGATGTTTTACTATATAAAGAGAAATGTCCAGAATTAATTGATTGATTAGCAATAGGAGTTAAAAATGTATTTGCAAAACCATTGACACCATTAGGGGTAAATCCATTTGAATCGTGTGTAATTCCACCGCTAAACGCTAATCTAAATGCAGCGTTTAAATCTCTCGAATCTTTCAAGTTAAATTTATGCGTTGTAGCAGTACCACCAACAAATGGATATATTGCTTTCATCTTTGACCAAACTCCGTACTTCTTCAAGTCAACACATAAAGAATTGATAGCACCTTGAATTGTTGGGTCAGTGATTCCAGTAGCAGAAAAGAATGCAGTAGCATCTGGGTCTAACCCACCTAAGAAGGCTAACCTATTGTAAAGCGAGTATCCGTATCCGTACATCTTAACCTAATACTAAAGCGATTGAACCACTTGTTAAAGTCACTCCGCTAAATTGCACATCGTTAATCGGTGTAATAATTGCACCAGCTTTAATAGCTTTTGTTGCGTCTGCTAAGTACGTACTCTTTGCATCTGTACCAGCAACCTTAATAGAACTAAAGATAGTGTCTTCAAGCACAACAATAGCATCAATAGTCTTAGTTGCTTCCGTTGTATTGTTAACTATATACGTTCCTAAGTTAGCGACCAATTCGCCCATCAAATTTGTTCCCATTTCTTTTGTTTTTATTTATATTGTTTTGATTTTAAATTTCGTTTTTAAAAAGCAATGTAAGCATCATCTGAATAATACATCTCTCGTATGTAAGTTGTAGCGTATCGTATTGCATCCATAGCATCGTCAAATAACTTGACTGGTTCATCTGTTATTATGTCGCCTATTTTCTTCCATTTGTAGTTATCGTATTCCTTTTTCAATGGTGGATAGTCCTCTGCATATACTCCGAATGTCTTAACATTGTCAATTCCTTTTTTAACTACTTTGTTTGCGTTTCCTACATTGTACCCAGCCGTTTGAAGTTCTGCTATAATTTCTGGTCTTGAATAATCTGCTAAGATGTCCGTATGCTTATCAATATTCAATTGCTCAAAGCGTTCAATTAGTTGTGTAGTCGTTAAATATGATTCGTATATAACTGGCTCAATGTAGATGTCTTTGTCGCAGTAGTAAACACGCACCAATGCAGTTGGATGGTTATAACCAAAGTCAAGACCATAAACAAAATTAGTAAAGCGTGGCTCTCTATGTTTTACAAATGTCCAATTTGAATAGATGTTTAGTTTGCTTATTGCTTTCTCTCCAAGTGCGTAAATCTGATACAACGCTTCGTCTGTTCTTTGCAAGTCCTCAATCTGTCGTTTAATTGATTCCGGTAAGAATGGATTGTCTTTGTATGTTGATTTAATTAATACGCTTTCATTCTCTGGTAACTCATACAACCAAGATGCAGACTCTGACGGATTGTAGTCAAATATCAGTTTTGATTCAGTACGCATATTCAATTGCTGGAAGTCTTCAAACCAAAGCTCATTCGCCTCATTGCACCAACCTATGTCACGCTTTCTACCTCTAATCTTTTGCTCATCGTCAACACTAAAGAACTCTACTATCGATCCATTTGGAAAACGATATATATTCTCACTCATATTATGGTTGCCTTTTTCGTATAAGTCCAAGTCTTTAAGAACCTCAAAGAAGTCACGCATCACGGTTGCTCTTAATGCCGGGAACGTTTTACGTACAATAGACACAACCTTGTTAGGATGCGATAAACAATAGACAATAAGCAATTGACAAAGCGAATACGTCTTGCTTGAACGTGAACCGCCTTGATTTATTAAAAAGCGGATTGAGTCGCTTTCTAACGCTTTGTAGTTAAGTTCAAATACTTTGGTTGCCTTGATGTCCATTTGCGGTTTGGAATGCTATATGCAGTTTTAATAGTTGTTGAGGGTCGTTGATTATATTCTTGTCAATTGTAACGTGTACACCTTTCATTTTGTAGATATATTCTTCTACAACGGCTATCATATAAAGCGGATTAAGATTGCTCATCCGTACCTACAATAGTTATTTTAATATCGTTGACTTGTTGCCCTTGAGTTGTTACGTCTGTTCGTTCTGTTAAGTTGTTTAAGCGTTGAGTAATTGATGGATTGTATTGTCCAGCCATACCTCCCTCGATTTGGTCACGTCTGATTATATCCTTAATATGCGAACAGATTGTACCATACTCATTATATCTCCCATCTGTATTATCGAAGTAATGTTTAATGCAACTTGCATTTTCAAAAGCATACACTCTGAATCCTTCCATTGTTAATGGTCTTTCTAAGCGTTCAAACTCACTCTTTCCGTCTTTACCTACAAATGTATGTTTTAAGCGTGGTTGTTCTTTTGTTTCTTTGTAATACGCTTTGAATAGTTCGTGTAATACTTCTGGAGATTCTATTAATTTTGGTTTCATTTGTAATGTTTTAGAAATTCGTCTTCACTTACTGCGGTTATATTTAGTTCGTGCGGTTCGTCAGATGTGTACTCGTAAAAGCAAACGTGCGTATCTTCATCCATTAATGATGGTAGCATACGTTGCATTCTTTCGTACATTGAACGAGAGTATTGAATTATATAGTATTTCATACTGACTTTTTACGTCTTGTTTTCTTTACTGGTGCTTTTTCAATTGGTGCTTCAATAACTTCTTCTATTTTCTCCTCGTGTAATTCGATTAAGTCATCGTGCGAAACGACCTCTTTTTCATCTTCAAATAAATGCGTGTAACCTAATGCAATAAGTCTTCTTTCTTGCATCGGTTTAATAGTGTTTAAGTCTATTTTAATCATACCTAAAATTCCATCGTTAATTGTTATCGTTTGTCCTTTGTATTCTTCTTTAACTTTCATATCGTTTTATTTATATTGTCCGTACTTTTCAAAATGTTTTATTGACTCTAACATCTCAACTATCATAAAATGTGCGGATGTGTTACTTATGTTAAAATGTTTAGCAATCGTGCGACTGGTAGAAATTCTCTTATCAAAATACGTTTCAAAGAATATCAATTTAATTCTATCCGTTATTTGACCTCTATAATTTTCTAATATCTCTAATCTTTCACTGAACTTTATTTCGTCTTCAAGTGAATCGTCAATAGTGTCTTCTATATATTCGTTTTCTACTGAATTTATAATCTCTTTCTTTGAATCTGATTGCCATAGTAATTCACACTTAATTAAATGCAGAAACATTGCTTTAGCTTCGTGTTCTTCTTTGTACTGGTACTTAGACTCACTTGCTTTAATGTATGCGTTGTTTATTATCGTATCAATGTCAAGTTGTGAATTTAATCTACTGACAAAATACCGAGTATATCGGTTTATTTCATCGTAATTTTTCGATATGTAGTTATTTAGTAATGCTATCATACCAATTGTAAAAGTCTTTAATCCAAATTCTGCGTCTTACTTGACTGCAAAAGCATTCCTTTTCTTTCTCTCCAGTTACTCGAATACGAATAGCGGATAATTTTATGCAAGTTGTCTTTGCTGATTTTATAATTGGGTCAGCATCTCGCAATTTTTCGATTAGTTCTATTTCAGTTTCTGCAAACATAATTGTATAGTGTATCCGATTAATGAAACAAAACAAGCCATAAAAAAGTCTTGAAAATAAAAAAGTGCAAACCAAAAAGATAAGCACTTTATACAACTAACTGCGGAATATATCGCATCGGTGTATTTATTTACCTCAATCTGTAAAAATAACCTATCAAATTGACGTTGTAATGGCTCAAAATTAGCAAACCACCACGCAAAAGAAATTAAAAATAGTACTTCCATATTTGCAAATATAAAATATTGTATTATAGACGCAACATTTTGTTAATAAGTTTATTTATTTTTATCAATCTTTACTGCTTCAAGTGTACACCCAAATAATCTTAAAACATCTAATACTTTATCTACTCTTAAATGAGTTTTATTTCCTTGTTCTAAATCTCTGAGAAATCTTAGACCAACCCCAGCCTTTCTTGCTAACTCTGGCTGTGTTAATTTATGAATCTTTCTTTTTTCTTTAACAAAAGCACCAACTTTAAATTCTATTTTTTTTGTGCAATCTAACAAATCATCTAATTTACTATTAATCAATAAAGGAGAGATTAAATTTACATTTAATAAAAGTGAATTATTGCTAAGATAATATTGAATCCAATATCTCTCTCTTAAATCTATATCATCATTAATTGATACATATTCTTTTATTTTTATGTTTGGCTTATGTCCAAGTTCTTTTAAGTTATTTACCCATTCTTTTATTTTATCCGAGTGGCTTTTATTCAAATGACTTAATGGTCTTAACATTCCAGTTGTGCTTTTACCTATATAATGAACCTCATCTGTAAATGGACAACATAATGAATAAATTAATCTTTGTTTGTTTTTTGTGTTTTCTTCTAACATATCTCTTTACATTTTTGTTTATAATACTCTGCAAGTTCTTTCAATTCGTCTTTTGTGAACTTTCTTGTAACGTATGCTCTTTCTCTTAACATAGTAAATTCATCCGCTCCTATCTTATTTTCTAAGTGTATTCCGTATTCAATTAGATTTCCAGATAATTGTACATTACACTTGAAGCAACTTGAGTGAACGTTGTTTTCGTCAAATCTTACGTTTGTATGCGTACCAGCAGAATAGTAATGCGATGCGTGTGTTACTCCGTTTATTCTTTTTTGGCAAGATATACATACATTTCCCTTATCTCTTAAGTTAATATATCTGTTGAAGTGTTGTTGAGCTATTTTAAAGTAGTCTTGTAATGTCATCAAGTCCTCACGTTGTTTTTTCTTTGTAGTCTTTTTTATTGCTTCAAGATTTTTTAAAGCTTGTTTTGTCTTGGTGCAAACATAACATAGCTTGTCAAATGTTCGGTAAGGTGTAAATGTTTCTCCGCATTTACATTTCTTTTCAAAGTTATTCTTAAATTCCATTCGTCAAGTTTTCGTTTATCTTTTTCAACTGTTCTACTTCTCTTGTCAACTCCATTACTTTTTTATGTTCTGCGTATAGTAAAGTTTGGTATTGTTTATTTTCGTCTACTAAAATGTTAAAAGTAGTTCGTGCGTCTTGCAGAAAATCAAAGTGCTTTTGCATTGATTCAATTAAATCTGTACGATGTGCATTCTTTTTTTTGATGTCGTCTATTGAAATCTGTAAAGACTGCGTTAACGATTCAAAAGTGATTGATGCTTCTATGATTGCTATCTGTTTCAAAATGGTAAACTATCAAATGAATTATTCGGTGCTATTGCTATTTGTGTATGCGTTTCTTTCAATGGCTTTGCTATGTTTCCATCTTCGTTGAATTTTCCAGTCTTTACGTTGTACATCAAACTCGTTACGCCACGCACTCCAATAACTTCTGGCTTTGCTTTGTTAACTTTTATCTCTGTAACTACTGAATCAAAATCTCGGTGTACAATTATAATGCTTTTACCATTATTTCCCCATTCAGAACCTCCTTTTAATTCGTGCATATCTGGAATCTGTGCTTTGCCATTAATCTTAACTGGGCTTTTAGGGTGTATAATAGTATGAAAATGCAATTTACTTGCTTCGCATAAATCGTTGCCAAAACTTAAAACATCTTCTAAATACTGGTCGTACCTCATTCCGCTTGTTACTTCGTGTCGCATATAATTCCAACTATCAATAACTACTGAAAACAAATTTAATTCTTTTTTGTTATCCGCACCGAATTGCCATAGTTCTTTTGGTGTTATTGCTTTACTTGCTTTGCCTTGTGGCTTGTAAATTATAAACTTATCCAATACTTTAGGCAGTAAACGTGTTATTTCTAACTCAGTAAGTCTGTTTTCAATCTTAACCTTTTCTCCTTGTGCATTGTAGTAGAACTCTTTGAACTGCTTACCACTCATTTTGTGCATTATCTTTGCGATTACTTCCGATGTGCTTCCAGCATCTGGCATATGTATTAAGTGTTTATGTCCGTACCATTCAGAAGTGTTAACTAAACATTCAAGTAGTAGTTCTGTTTTACCGCTTCCAGGATAACCAGTCCAATCTGTACGGCTTCCTTCCATTATTGAGTAGTGTTTAGCTAAGTTTGGAAATCCTAAATAAAAAGTCTTACCACCACCGCTTTTGTAATGCTCAAATATGGAGTTTTCTATTTCTTTATAATCGAATACGTTATTCATTTTCTGCTATTTGAGTAAGTCTATATGCTCTTAAATCTTTTGCGTACTGATTCTTTTCTTCTTGAGTCATTCCTTCGCAATTGCTAAACACAAATTCTTTTTTTTGTTGTTTATTAAAGTTGTTTTTACTCCATCTTTCTAAACGTTGTTTAAGTCCAAAAGTTTTCTCTTTTTCAAATCGCATTTTTAAATCATTATCTCCGTGTTCTGTCCAATACAAATAAAACAAATTTAACATATCTTTTGAATAAGTTTCTAAATAAGGTTTTAAAGACTCAGTAAATTTATGTTTACGATTTTCAATCGTCAAAACTTCTTCTTTTTCTTGTTCTTCTTCTTGTTCTTTTTCTTCTTGTGATACTGTATCTATACTGTATATATACTCTATCAATACTCTATTTTTTACAAGTTTAAGTTCTGATTCTATGCACTTTACAACTTTTGGAGATGTTGAGTAGTTATATTTCTTCCAATTACGTATTGCAAGTTCATTTGTTCCATCTGAAAATTGAATTTTACCCTTTGAAATGAAAAAATTTATTAGCTTTTTAACTTTATCAATAGACATATTTAAGTCAAAACAAATATGCTTCATACTTATTTCGTAAATACCACATTGCTTTGTCTTTTCATTAGTCAATAAGTAAATATAGAATAGTTTTTTTTCTGCATCTAAATCACTAAAGAAAGGGTCACTCCATAATTGAGTATGTATTTTTCTGAATATTGCCATAACTTAATCCATTAAAGAAATTTGTTTACGCAACTCTCTTGAAAACTTAATAGCAGTTTCTTTGTCTAAAACAATATATTGTAAATTGTCCCATCCATTTGTACGCTCATGTGTATCATCAATACCAATAAAAATTTTACGTAATTGATTTATGTAAACTTGCATTTCTTTTTTTGTTTGCCTTGTAGCATCATCGCCACAAAAAACTAATTTGACATTTGCCATAATTTAATAAACGTTTTAGGATTACGAGTAACCTTTAAATAAAAAAGCCCTGTTAAAGTAGCCACGGTCAAACGGCATCCTATAACAAAGGCTTAAACTAAAATCTTTTTGTAATTGACCGTTACTTCAGATACTGCAAATATAATAATTATTCAGCTACCTCATCATCAAATAGCTTTATCTTATCAACAATTTTATCCAATTCATTAACAATGTCAACCCATTTTTGAACGCTATCTTCGTGTAATGTTTCAGTCATAGGCTCAACAATCTTTTCAAGCCAAGAATAGAAGTTCTCACATCGTTGTTTAAACTCTCGTTTGTAAATTGGTTCGTGCGAAAGTTTATCTAACGTGTGAAGCATTGACTGCATTTGTACGCTTAACGCTAAAGTCAAGTTCAAGTCGTTTTGTTGTTTAGTTGTCATCGTTGTCGTTTATTACGTTTCTTAATTCGTCAATTATATTTTGTTTATTATATCCAGTAGAACACATTAATTTGAATACAATTTCTGCAAAATCATATGCATCTATATCTGCACTTGCTTCAGTTGAAAATTTGGTTCCATATTTTTCAATGCTTACAATTAGTTTATTTTCCATAGTTTTTTATTTATAGTTACCTCTTGATTCTATTCTGAATTTTTCCCAATTATCGTAAGTATCACAATAATACACAATGCTTGGATGTTTATCTGCTTTTTGTAAAGCATCTTTTTTATCGGTTGCGTTTACTATTACTCTATCAGGTTTGCCGTTTGATAGCCAGTAAAGAATTACGTATGCTTCCATCTTATTCTGTTTTAATTGTTATACTTTTTTGCTGTACAATTATTATACTTTATTTGTTAAATCCTGCACCATAAATTACAACCTTATCAAATTTTAGTCTACCCCAATATCTTATCATAACACATTTGTTATTATAACAAAATTCTACACTTGGGTAATTGTTTTTTAAATCAAAATTTATTCTCATCTTATTTGTTTTTAGTTTAAAAATATAGGTTTAACCACCCACCGAAAAGGATAAAATAGTCAGGACAGGATTCGAACCTGTATGCTCCTTTTTGGGTAGGTAACAACACCTTTAATTTGCGTCTTCCATTCCGCCACCTGACTATTTAATTTAATCAAAAAGGTAAATCATCAGACTCTTGTTGTGCAAACTTCTGCGATGCAGTTTGAAGTGGTTTTTCTTGCTTCTCAGCTACTTTTACCTCTCTATTGGTGTAAACTACTTTCCCGTTACCTAAATAACGCTTAGAAGTCTTTAAATCACGTTCTTCTTTTGTTTGTGATTCTGTTAACCCTACGTTGTTTCCGTATTGGTCGGTTGAATCATTGATTGAAATTGTCAAGTTCAAATACTTTCCGTTGTATAACTTGCTTTTGTCGATTTTTGTTACATCAATTGATGCATTAATTAGTGTTGACATATTTATTTGTTTTTATTCTTTAATTATTTCACGAATTATCTTTGCTATTCCTACGTAGAGTAATGCCACTAAAGGTATTCCTACTACAACTAATATTAAAACTTTCATTATTTATTTAGCATTAATGGTAAACTTGCTTCAGTAGCAACAAAATATTTATTACCTTTTCCTGAATACATCATCTGATACTTCATAAAAGTAATGTAGTTATCAGTTCCACCAAGTGCATTTTTCATAATTTCAATACGTTTTTGCTCTGCTTGTGCATTAATGATTGTAGCTTGTGCATTTGCTTCTGCTTGTTGGATTCTTGACTTTGCTAATAAAATAGATTTTTCAGAATTTAATTTAGCACTTTCTAAATCTGCTTTAGCATCTTCAATCTTTGCTTTTTTAGAACTTTCTGCTTCTAATAATATTTCTTTTCCGTGACTTTCAGCATCTAATTGTGCTTGTTGACGTTGGTAGTCATTACAACTTGTAAGTGTAATTGCCATAATTACAACCGATACAGATAAAATTGTTTTTTTCATTTTACTTTGTTTTTATTTGTTTAAAATTAATAATAATTCTTGATAATACTCTCGTGCTACTTCAATTCTTTGCTTTAATTTTTCAATGTCTTTCTCATTGTATTCAACTATAAATCGTTTAACACGTAGTTCGTTTGGTATGTGGTCGAAATTGTGTAAACTTTGCACCGCTTCACGCACCAGTAAATCTTCTTCGATTAGATTCAACTTCCAATGCTCTTTACGTACTTCGCTTTCTACAATGTCAAATGGTGTGTTTGTAAGACAATAAACTAACTCAGCTTGTTTGTGTCCAGTCAACATCATATATCCTTGCAGCTGCCAATAGTAAGCCTTATTTTTTAATTCTTTGTCAAACATTGGGAACGTAGCACCACTCCAACTGCATTTAATATCAGCTAATAAAGTGTCATTTACTAAATCAGGTGTGCCTACAACATAATCATTCTTAAACTTTTCTTCGTTTTTTAGAATCCAGTTCCAATCCAATACTTCAGATGCTAACTCGATAGCTATGTCTTCGTTTTGATTTCCTTTGTCTGTATAGCGTGAACTAAATTCTTTGTATATACCTAATTCTTTCTCTCTAAACATATCTTCAATAAGCGTCTTTGCAGTAGCTGACAAAACTTCTCCTTTTGTACGAGATTCTGTCATTAAATTGCCTAACTGCGAACATCTAAATAGTAAACTCATAATAAAGGATTTTCTGTTGTTACTAAGTACCATCTATCAGCACCATCTGCTTCAGTTGATTTCTTTGAGGCGTCAAAAACAAAATGCTTACCATTTTCAAAGTGTGAATAATAACCAACCATCCAATGCTGCGCCTCAGCATTCCTAAACCAAACAAGCGTATCTTTTTCTATTTGTTGTTCTTTGAATGGGTATTCTAAAAATGCTGATGGAAATTTGTAGAATACGTTAACTTTACCATCTATTGTGTAAGTATTAGCTCGTGTTTCAATTGGATATTTAATATCTAAATTTAAATCAATATCAACAACTTTTGTCAACCCCTCTTCGATAGTCCAAATTTTGTCACCTACTTTTACTTTACTTAAATCTGATTTCATAGCGTTGCAAATGTTAATTTTTGTGATTCTGTTAATTCAAACTGCAATAAATCTTCTTTCTTAGCAAGTCCTTTTCCTATTGCTTCAATTGCTTTATTAAATCTTTCGTCTGTGATTGTTCTAACTTTCTTTACTTGCTCACCTGATGCATCCGTATCTTTATCTGTAACGATACCTAAAATAGAACTTAAAGCGTAACGTCTAAAGTAAGTAAGTTGCGAACCATACACTTGAAACTCATTCATCCCTTTGAGTTCGACATCTTTAAGCAATGCCATTTTAGATTCTATTGTTTCTCCAGATTCTACGTGAAACAAAATAGTAGTTAAATTCTCGTTTTCGATTAATTGAGTAAAACCCAATCCGTGCTTTTTTAATAGTGGATTAATTACGCTAAAGATTTTTGGCAAATCTGCAAAGGTATACCCATAACCTTGCGTTGCTTTGTGAATCACTGGAACTTCTTGTTGAAATTCTGCTAATGCTTTAAATAAATTTTTCATTTTCTTAGTTTTAAATTGTTAATAACGTATGCAAATATAAACATTTTTATTTAATTGATAACTTTTTTATCAAATTATTTTTTACTTGCCAAAAGTCTTGTAATGAATTAGCTTCTAATATATCTAACTCTGCTTCTGTTAATTGTAGCTTTTCTTCGTCTGGTATATCAATGCAAGAAACTTCTAACTCGTTCTCAACTAACTCAATTAATTCTTTGAAGTCTGGATAGTTTTTGTTTCTATCGTAACATTCAAGACCGTGTAAAATTGTTGCGTGTCCTTTGCCAAACATTTTACCTATTCTATCCAGTGTCATTTTGTTACTGCGTAGAAAGTGATACAATACGCTTCTTATGTACACTTTTTCACGTTTTCTTGAACTTGTATTTAGTTCGTATCTTTCAATCAGTTCTGTAATCTTAATTAAATTCATTTTAAATCTTGTTTTAATCGTTCTAAATAAAGTATTGCATCCATCAATTCGTCTTGTGTGTGTTCCACCCAATCAAGGGTGTTTAAATCGGTTCTTTCTAAAGTAACCCCGTACTTTTTTAAACCCTCGTCTGCTCGTCTTTCGAACTTTTTAATTACGTTTAGTACTATTCTATCTATTGCTGCCATCTTATTTGTTTTTAAATTTTTCGTTGTAATATTGTTTACTTGAGCCGTCTAAATAACATCTTGGTGTTTCTCCATATTCAGCATAAGTTGAATTAAAACCATCTTCTCTTGCATCAATTATCTGTTGCTTTTCCATTTCTTTGGCTTGTTCTAAAATTTGTTTATGACTTAATAATCTTTGATTTTTATCTAACATTTCAATTAGCCAATCTACCGCCGTTTGTTTCATTTTGTGTGTTTTTGATTTCTAATATTCTTAAATAAAGTGCCATATTAAATGAACCACCTTTTGCGTAATGGTTGTTACCGCACCACCATTTTTTAATTTGTATTATATTCATCTTATTTGTTTTTAAATTTCTTCTTCTATTTCTATTTCACCACTTCCTTCACATTCAGGACATTCAATAAATTCTGTACATCCACCGCAACAATTCCAAGCAGGTTGAAAGCAATCAGCAGATACTTCAATGCTTCCTTTACCTTCACATTTTTCACATTCTACTTCTATCATACTGCTAATATTTCGGTTAATACTTTGATATACGCTTGTTCAATTCTTTCAAGTCCTCGTTTGCAAGTGTCAATTCTTTTGAAGTGTTTATCTTGCATATCTGCAAACCAATAATGAATATGATTATTTTTTTCTAAGAACAAAATTCTATCTTTCATATCTCTATGCAATTGCATTAAATTGTTTGCTTTGTTGTGTAGTTTATAGTTCATTGTTTTTGCTTTTATAGTTGTTAATGTAATCTAAAATTTTTGCTATATCTCTCATCAAAGATAATCCGCAATAAAGTAATACTAAGTAAATAATTGTTCCTGTCATAATTTTTATTTTAAAGTTAATGTGCGTTGTCAAGTCGCACCCCTTGTTATTTTTATTTAATCATTTAGTAAATAATGAAATGCTGTTTTACCATTTGGAAATTCACCTTGACAAACTATTTCTTTTTGTATTAAAGAACTTAAAACACCTCTTAATACTTTTGCACTTAAAGCAGTATAATCTACTAAATTATCCATACATTCAGTAGGCATATCATCATACCAATCAGCGTCTTTTAAAACGTTTACTACTTTTAATTCTAATTCTGTAAGGTTTAATGCGTTTTTCATAATTTCTATTTTTTAATTGTTTTGTTTGACAAATATATGCACTTTGTTTATAACTGCAATACTTTTTAACAATTATTTTTAAATTATTTTTAGTTTCTCAATGTTTATGGGGGTTTTAGGACAAAAAAAAAGTGAGGATTTCTCCCCACTTCTAACAATTAAACTAAAAAACTCACGCGTCCAAAAGCGAATTAGATGCAAATATAATATAATATTTTACAAATTCATCAAACAATTAATAGATGTTTCACCATTTATTATTACTGCGCATCCTATTGCAGGCTTCTTACCATAACGAGCATAAGCCATTGCATATGATTCGTGGTCTATTCCGCATCCTACCTGTGTACCAAATATTCTAAAGTTAGCACCTACAAACCATTCTGTATAACATTGGGTGTGCAAGTGTCCTTGAACTGTTGACATCATATCTGCACGGCATTTAGCTTTTGCAGTACCTGCTTCTCCGTGTATGTATTGTACGTTATCTATAACTACTCTTTCTGTAAAGTTCCATTGTGGTACTTCAAGCACTTCTTTATACGATTTAATCCACTTTCTCGGAACTGCTGATGTTTGTGCTTTACGCATTATTAATCTATCGTGGTTACCTATTGTAACATCTGCTACAGGGAACGCTTTATACCATTTTGCTAATTTTTCAATTGCTAAATCTAATTCTTGACCGCCTGATAAACCATCTGCATCTGTTTCGTGGTAGCTTGAATAATGATTATCTATTACATCACCTATAAATACTACCTTATTGCAGTTGTATTTTTTGTATTGTTCTTGGCAAAATTCTAAATAACCATCTAAACAAAATGGCTCGTGTAGATCACCTATTACTAATACTCTATTTTCGGTATCGTTTCTGTGCTTTAAAATTAGATTGTATTCCTCAGCAGATAATCGTGGTCTGAATTGCTCCATAAATAAAAATTAAGTGAATAAAAAAACCACTAATTAAAGTGGCTTGTATGCTATGTATTGCGTTTTACCAGCTATTTTAACTGCTCTCAATGCTTGTTTTCGGTTGTTACCTTTTCTATAAGATATGTGAAACCAATTAGCGTTATTATCATCTCCAAACTCAAAAATTAATTGATCCACCTCTATATTATCTATTATCCAATCGAATAGCTTTCTATCGGTTAACTCTAAATCAAATGCTTGTCCTTTTGTGTGTTGGCTTCCACTCGCACCGCCTATTAGCTTATTTAGTTGCTGACATCTAAAACCACTACTTATCTTTATTGGTGCGTTTAAATGCTTTCTAATAGGCTCAAATACATTAACGCATAAATCAATAGCATTTTTAGTTTCTGCTAAAGACATAGTATTACGTATGCCCTTTTTAATTGCAGTAGGTGAATAACAAAACTCGTCTACTGTCACGTGTTCGCTTAACTTCATATTTAAAATTTTGGCTTAAATATAAAACTAATTATTGTAATACACACTAAACCAATAACAATTAATAAAAGCGTGTACGGGAACGGCTTAGTTTTTACTTTATATTCTTTTCGTATCTTAATTTTTTCAAGTCTTAGCGTATCTCGTTTTAACTTATATTCGATTCGTGTTTCAAATCGTGTTTTAGGCACATATAAACGCTTGTAACGAATGATTGTATCTTTAGTGGTAAAATACTTCTCAAAGTAAAAAGTATCGTTTAAAACCACTTTAAATGAATCTACTGAAGTTATGCGGATTGTGTCGCTTTCTTGCTCTAACTTTGCACCTTTTTTGTATGCTCTATTGATATGCCATTTAGCAGAACACGAAGTAAAATAAAATACAAGGTAAATTGATAACGCCCAAACGATTGTCATTGTAATTAAATGCTTAACATCTACTTTCATTCTGCAAGTTTTTTCTTTACGTCTTTTGCTTGGATAATTAGCTTTATAATCTTATTGATAAATGAATATCCTTTTACTTTCTCAAATGATTCATCCATACTTTTTACCTCAATACTAATAAGCATTAAAGCGATTAATTTTGTGGCTAAATAATCTACACTTATAACTTCTTTTGTCAAGTAATTAATTATAAAAAAATCAGAAGCATAAACTAACATAATAGCACCAACATACGACATCAATTTTGGCACAAATCCGTGACGGAATGTCTTAGAGTTTACTTTCTCTTTTAACTTACTCGCTTTCCATACTCCAAATGCAGTATCTAAAATAGTAGATAATGCAACCAGTATTATAATACCTTTAATCGGTGCAAAGAATACAACTAATACCTTTAAAAGAATGGTTAAATTTGATGCTATTACTTTAATCATATTACCATAATTGAATCGGTGTAACCATTATCTGGATTGTGTGTTGGTCGAATGTCGCTATCCTTGTTTAACACGCTTGTAAAGTTTGCAAACAAATCTTTATTTGTATGTAAATAGTTTACCAAACGAGCCTCGTAAAAAGATGCCTTTTGTCCGTAGTGGTCTTGTGCAAAAGCAACCTCTTGTTGACTAACTGAATTGGAATAGTCCCCATTCTGTAATTGTAGACCTTTATTTTTAAGTTGGTAAGATAAACCAAAGACCGCATCTTCAGCACTTCTCCACGCTACAATTGGTTGAATGTATGTTACAAGAATTTCTTCGTTTGCTGACAATGTTTGTGCATTGTACTTTGCTAAAATATCATTGTAAAAATACGTTCCAAGAATTGGTTGTATCCTCAAATCTGATTGAGTCTTGATATATGGCACAATATCGTTAACATCACAATTTGCCGTTATCGGTGTTTGTGTTTTTAAATAGTTCTCAGTTATAAAGTAAATCATAGTGTCGGTGTTATTGGTGCGTTGTCAATTGCTTCTTGTGCTATCTGTGATTTTGTTTTGTCGCCATCTGCTACTGGTGGTAATGAAGCCAAAGCACGTATCTCATTTTCAGTCATTGACTCAAGGACTTTTGTAGCAACTAAAGGAGATAAAGTATTCAATGCTTCTTGTGTTTTACTTGCATCTCCATCTACTTCTACAATTGTTTCATTAACGATTTGGTAGTTGTTTATTACAAGTTCAGCTTTAACTTTTGCAATTGATAAAATTTCGTTTACTATGTCCTCAATGATTTGACGCATTGGAATAATAGTATTCTTTTCGAAAATTACATACGCTTGTTTAATATCAGAACCAGAACCAAGTTTTCCACTTACTCTAATACCCATTAAAATTGGGTCGATTGTATGTGCTTGACAAATCTTACTATCAATTGATTCAGTAGTTACTTGGAAGACGTTGTCTAAGTTGTTTGTTGGTATTGACTCAATTGTTGGTAGTTGGTCTTTATTGTTAGCAAAGAATGCAACCGCTTTACCGGCATTTTGAGCACCCTTAGCACGTTCAATAGTATCTTTAATGGCTTTCTTTTCTTCTTCGCCTTGTGGTTTCTTTGGAAACATCATAGCAAAAGATGGGAAGATTGAGTTTAATATGTTTGACTTTTGCAAGTACGACATTTCGCCATCTAAAAACGCCCAGTTAAAAGCACTTGTATAGCTTGGTAGTGGATAAATGTCTTGACCTACTTGGTGATTCTCGTAAACATACAACTGCTCTGTGTCTTTGCAATGTTTTGAGTAGCGTTTAATGGTTCTAATTTCAATTTGACTCCACCAATCGTCACAAATAAAGTAGTTTTCTCCGTCTTTATCTCGTCTTACTTTCTCAGAACCTATTGATTTGACTCCTACTAAGTCGCCTAAACTATTGAAACGTAAAATAAAATACTTTCTATTGTGCAATAATACGTCTTTTGTGATTGTGTGTAAAGACTTTTTTAAGTTTAAACGTCTTTCGATTGAGTAAACTTCTACTTTGTCTACTGCCGTAGCATTTTCATCTACCTTTAACTCATAACCACCACCGATAATAGCGTTAGTTTTAAAGTCAATGATTGAAGAATGCAAAGGACTTGTGTAGTAAAGTTGGTTAATCATTTGAGGATACAAGTTGTCATCTCCAAATCTGATATATCCATTAGTTTGTTGCCTTGCGTTTACATACGGAAGACTTAAATTACCACCTTTAACTTTTAAAAATGGTGTTGAGAAAGATTGATAGCTTGATGTTTCAGTCATCTCTACGCTTGTACTCTTTCCAATGTTGAATCCAAATAATTTCATTCGTAAATTGAGTTTATTACTACTCCGTTGACAACCATTCGCCCTTCTTCAACCGCTATCAAGCCAGTTTCATCAATGGGTAAGGTCTCACTTTCGTAAATTGTATATGTATATTGCCCAATGCTAAACGAATCGCTTGTCGTTTCATCCATTAGGAATAAGTTATATCTGTTTGTATGTTCTGAAATGTCAGTACCAACCCACAAAATAGGGTCACTTGCTTTGTTGTACTCATTTTGAAACACGAATAAATAATAAGGATCGCTTATTGTAGTCGACTCCGATAAAGTCAAACATATTTTATTCTCTTGATTTTTTTCTATGTAAATCATAACTATATTGTTGTAAATTACAAAAATGTTTAAAACAAAAAACCCCCACCAATAAAGATGAGGGAATTTTAAAAGTGCTAAAAGAAATTATGCAACGATACCAGCGATGATATCAGCGTCTACTTCTTTTGCTAAGTATAAATTTTCAGCTAAGAAAACAACAGAGTAAGATGAACCATCTGCTTTAGCAGTTCCAGAACCCTCAGTTACTGCACTCAATTGAGCGTTTGGAAAATACCAATACTTTTCATTTGCATCTTTAACGATGATAGCAAGGTCACGTTGTCCCTCTCCTAAGATTTTCAATGAACGTGATTTTGATGCTTCACGTCTGCTGAACATTAAAGTAATAGTAGCAGTAACGAATTGAGAACCTTTTACTAAGTCGTTTGCTTCTTCTTCTGTATAGTTACCAGAATTTCTTCTGATTTCAAAAGGAATAAAGTCCGAAGATACCGTGATAGCGTCAATTGACCAAGTAGCATCTGTTTCTGTAATTGCAGTTACATTTGCTTGGTCGTTGATGTAAACCGCAGTAATTCCTCCGATGTTACCTTCACATCCTTTTGTTATTGTTGTAAGTGTTGTACAAGCCATTTTGTATATATTTTACAAAAAAAAGGTGGCGTTTATTGCACCACCTTTCTTTTAAGTTATTAATTTATTCTTATGAGTAAAGAACGATTTCTGTTGGGTTAACAAAAGAGAAACCAACTTTCAAATTCGCACGTGTACGTAAGTAAGGCTCAGCAACCGTGTCAGACAAGTTAACTGCTTTCAATGCTTTACCATCTCCTTCTCCGTCAAATGCGTAGATTAAGTTGTTTTTCAAAGTCAATACCATATGATCGTTAGGCATACCTTCAGCAACTACAACTTTAATTCCTAAGAATGTTAAAGCTAAAGGAGTTGTGATGTATGTTTGAGTGTTACCAGATGCAGTAGCTAATTCTAAAGCGTTTGCTACGTTTGGTGCAACGTATAATCTTAAGTCTGCTTTTTTACGGCTGATTGTAGATGGTGCAGCGTTGATTACTTTAACGATTTCTGTAATAACATTTGCAGAAGTGATAGTAGTGTTTGCTACGTCAACAACAGAAGCGTTAGCTAATAATTTTTTGATGTAACCATCACATAAAGCCAAAGTTTCGTTTGTGCTTGATGTGTCACCTTGCCAACGGATATACTCAACAGACTCTTGGATTTGTTTAGCCATCTCATCCCAGTAGTAAGACATAAAGGCAGCAACAGAAAAATCTCCGTTTGAACCTTGTGCCATTTGTAAAGCTAAGAAAGACTGCTCTAAATCGAACTGGCATAATTGAGCCATTGCAGACAAAGAACAAACATCAATATCAACTGCGTCTAATGCGTCAGTTGGTGCAGTAAAGTTGCAAGTTGCTGGCTGTAAGATGTTACCAAAAGTAACGTTTGCTAATTTAGTAGCAGACTTAATTCCAGGTAATGAACGATAGTTGTCCACGATGTCTTCAGAGATGTAAGAACGACCATAGAACTCATTAGGGTTAGGACATAACAAAGCGTTTGTTTCGATGTCCAAATCAAATTTAAGATTTCTTTCCATTTTTATTATTTATTAAATGCGTTTCTGTACGCAGTAAATTTAGCGTGAGCTGATAATTTAGTTTCTACTACTTCTTCCGTTGGCTCAACTTCAACTTCTAAAGAGTTTTTTAAGTCTGCAATTACTTGCAATACTTCGTTAATTTTTTCGTCAATTAAAGGCATAACAATAGACGTGATAGCTTCAGAGTCCATAGCTGGGTCGATAGCCATTGCTACTTCTTCCTCAACTTTTTCTTCTTCAACAACTTCTTCCATTGCTACTTCTTCTTCAACTGGCTCTTCCGTTGCTGGCTCTTCAGCCATTTCAACTTCTTCAGCCATTTCTACATCTTTAATCTCAACAACTTCTCCGTCTTTTACGATATAGATTTTGTCTTCGATTTGATGCTCTCCATCTGGTAGCTTCATACTATATTTGTTTTGTGATTGCTTTTTTGCGTCTTCCAACTTCATACCTAAAAACCCCTCAATTGAGAATCCTACTTGTCCGCTTTCAACTAACTTAGTGTAATACTCTTTGTCAGTAATTTGTGCAGTCAACATCAACGTTCCTTTTGGTACGCTTATTCCGTACGAAGAAAGTGACTTGTCTTCCATTGGGTTTTCAACTATCCACGCTTCAAGAATGTACGCTGGTACTTCTTTGCTTTTATCGTGTTCTAAATTGAAAAGATTTTGGTTGTTTAAGTTGAACATAAACTTAGAAAAGATTTGCTCTATTTCTTGTTCAGTAAATTCAACAAAGTACTCCTCGCCATCGTCATTTCTGTAAATCTCCATAGGAATCATTGCTGGTGCAACAATACGCATTTTCGGTTCATCTTGAAATTGAAAAATTTGTTGAGAATTGAATGCCATTCCTTTAATTTTAACGGCTGGTTTTGAAGTGAAAGCGACTTGCTCAATTCCTAACTCGTTGCCCTCAGAATATTCTGGGTCAATAGTTATTTTATAAATTGGTAAATCTGTATTCATAACAATATTGTTTTATAATTGTTAAGTGTTTAAAAATTTGTATATTTGAAGAAAAAAACGTATGGTAAAAATTAAAGAATTTGATGTTAAGAACGAAATCAATGAATTTACAATTGAGCAGTTCGAGAATGTTTCTCGCATTTTAAATGATGAGGATGTAGAAAAGTTTGAACGTTGGGCTAACCTTTTAATTTATTTAGGTGTACCAGAATCCGAAGTTTACTATTTGGAGTTTAGTGAGTTTGTGGAATATATTAAGATATTCTCAGACACTAAAGTAAAACCATCAAATGAGTTTTGCAAAGTTATTGAGTTAGATGGATATACTTACACATCGCACGAAGACGAATTGAAAATCTCAGTGCGTGAAATGAAAATGATTGAGAAGCAAGTATCTAACCATCCACACAACTACATTAGTTACTTAATGTCGGTATTGTTTAAGCGTAACGACTTGACTAAAGCTGAACACTACGCAGATGCACACATCAAACAAAAGGCTAAATTGTTTAGTTCTCTTTCTGCTGAACTTGCTATTCCTTACGCTACATTTATTGGTTTAAAATTATCTAACAGACTACAAAATGCACCTACCGAAGTCGTGGAATAACGTAAGTGTAGAACAATTTATGGAATTGAAAGGGTTACAAGTTGACTCTTTCGATTCTATATTTGATTTTCACGTAGAAGCAATAAGCATCTTGTCCGATACTGACATAAATGATGTTTACGATTTGGATTTTGACGAGTTAACGGAACTAATAAAAGAGATTAACTTCATAAATCGTGACCCAAATAAACCAGTAAATCGGATAATTGCCGATTTGCACTACATAGGTTTACAAGATTTAAAAGTTGGAGAGTTTATAGACTTAGAACACTACTTTACTAACAACTATTACGCTCACTTGTCAGACATTTGTAGTGTTGTTTATAGAAAGAAACGTTTTGATGAGTGGGATAATGAAGTAATTGAGCCTTACGAGTACGATATTGAGCAAAGAAAACAACTATTTAAAGACGTAAAATGTACCGATGTATTCGGAATAGTGCAAGAGTATATTAAATTCCGTGAAAACTTTATGGAAGTATATATCAATCTATTTCAAGAACCAGCAACAGATGAAATTGAAGACGATTTAACCGATGAGGAAAAGGAAGAAATTAAGAAAGAAGACAATCTAAACAAATGGTCTTGGGAAAAAACGCTTTACATCTTAGCAAATGAGGACATTACCAAAATTGATGATGTACTTAAAATGAATCTTATCTTTGCTTTTAATATGCTATCAATGAAAACTGAACTACAACTTTAAAAGAATGCCGTTGTCGGTGCAGTTGGTAAATTTGAATACGGCGAATCAATCCAGTTAAACTTAATAGATACAACTGGGTTGTTTAGAATCTTAGCCATTTCAAGAATTGGATATTTTTCAAACTGCCAAGCGATGTACTCTTGTGTAACTTCAGCAAGTATGTCTTTAACGTCTCCACGTTGTAACCATTTGTCAGTAATTGAATAGGGTTGAATACCTCTACTTGTACCCTCATCTAAAAACAAATAGTAAAACATTGCGTTAATAGTAATGTTTATTTTATTCAACTCGTCTCCAGTCATTGCTGATATACGAATTGAATCGTATAAAGTACCGAAGTCTATAAGACCTAAGTCTTTAATCTCTTTCTGCAAAGACCTTGCTAACTTATTACGTGTAGCATATTTTACTTTAAATGTCGCCATTAGTTTGGTATTTCAATTGGTATAACACATTCTGGTAGATTAGCAACTTCAAACGTAATAGTCATAACCCAACCAGCACAATAGTCTAAATCAAAATTGTTTAATGGCGATGTGTTCATTGGGCTTATTACATCAATGCTTAAATCTTGACCATCGTAAAAGTACAAATAAAAATCGTTCAATATCAATTCAGTATCTGATAAAATAGTATTAATATTTTGTCGGTCTTTTTGAATAATATCCAAGCAATAAATATCAAAGTTAAATTGTCGTGTGTTAAGTCCAGCACTTGTTGAAGTTGGAACGGCATAAACGATCGGATACTTCTCGTCTTTAGTAGCGAAGTTTGGCATCTGTTCTTTGAAGTCTGAACTGAATTTTTTAACTTGTAAATGTGCATTGCAAAATGCAGTCATCTTATTTATAATTGTTTGGTAACTCATAGCGTTGCACTTTCTTTTATTTTATTCATTTTATTTTGTGATGCCGTAATTTCAGACTCGACAACAACCGCTTTAATAGTTGGTTGATTTTGCATTCCATTGTTAGTAGAGCTTAGATTGTTCGCTTGGTCGTTCCCACTTGAATACATAGATGTTTGAGGATTCATTGTAGGAACAGATGAAGCACCGCCACCAGATGAAGCTCCAGCACCACCACCCTCGAAAGTAGTAGAAGCAATCTTTTTAACATTAGCAAGTCCAGCAGCTACTGCAATTGCTGCAAATATAGAACCAAGAATTGGGTTACCACCAGCAGACGCATAAGCTCCTTGTGCTGCTTTATATGTGTCAATTGTAGCATTAGCAATGTTAACCGCTTTTTGTACTTTAAACGCTTTCTTTTGCGATTCTTTAGAACTACCAGCAAATGCCTCAGCAAGTGAACTAATAGCATTTAAACCACCTTGTACGGCTTCAATTTTTTGTGCTTGTAGTTTCTTTTCATCTTCGGAATCCTTGTCTCTAAACTTTTTATTTGTTTCTGCAAGTTTCTTTTTCTCCTCGTCATTTAACGCTTGAAGCAATGCACTATCTTCTCCAGCAATTAAACGTTTAGCTTCATAGTCAGCACGTATCTTTTGAAGTTCTAATTCTTGAGCAGTCTTACCAGTTTCAGCTTTTAATTTATTAAACTCATCATCCTTAATTTTTTGTTCTGCATTAAGTTTCTCTTGAAGTTCTACTTTTTTTGCATCAGCTTGTTTGTTTTCTTCAAGTGTTAAGTCAACATATTTTTGATTGATTATTTTCTTCTCATTAAACTCTTGTTCTTGAAGTTGTAAGTCAATAGTCTTTCTTTCTTCAGCAGTTAACTTAGAATTTTTAGCGTTGTCAGCTCTAAGACGTGCGTACTTTGTTTCGTTTGATTTTAACTCTTTATTGATTCCATCATCCATCAATGCGATGTTTGTATCCTCAATTTGTCGTGCAGTTTCTAAACGTTGTTTAGCGTATTCTTGTTGGTCTTGTTTTCTTTTTTGTGCAGACTCTTTGTTATTCTTTGCAGTTTCTTCGTTTGCCTTCTTATTATCTGCTACTTCTTGTGCTTTAATCTTTTTAACGTTGTATGTACTATCTTGAATCAACGTTTTAGTTTCTTTTAAACCTTCTTGAATTGCTTTTATTTGGTCTTTATCCAACGAATGGCTAACCGCATTGTCTTTTAATTGTTGTTGTAATGCTTTTTGTCTTAGTTGAGCCGTTTGAATAATAGCTTTTTGTTTAGCAATCTCTAATTGAGTTGTGTTTTTGCCCTCAATTTTTGCTATCTCAATTTGTCTGTCGTATGCAGTTGCTATCTTTTCGCCTTTAGTCTTGTAAGAATCTGCAATCTTTCTGTTTGACTCAATAGATTTTTTAGCTTTGTCTTCTTCTGCAAAGTTTGTAAGCCCTAACCAGTCAGCAAAATCTTTTAATTTTTGAATAACAAAGTCAAACGCTTTAGACATTGCGTCAAGTATTGGCTTAATAAGTCCGAGTTTATTTGCTAATAAAACCAAACCAACAACAACCGCAACAATGACTGCTACAAGCAAGAATATAGGATTAGCCAAAAGCTGAAGACCAAATGTTACAAACGCTTTCCCTAATTGACCGACAACTCCGATAAGTCCTTTGATTGAATTACCTATGTCAGATGGTTTTAAATTAGTTAAAGACTTTCCAAACATAGAAGCCTTTTGACTTGCTTCCTCAAAGTCAAGACTCATAATAGAATCTTTCATTGAGCCGAATGAATTACCTATCTGCTCAAACTTAGAACCAGAAGCAAAGTTTTTAACCGCTTCGTTTGCATCTGATAGTTTATCTTGTAGTTCCCCAGCACGTTGTGCCAGTTGTTGCATTTGTTCTGGGTCAGTAGCATTAGCTAACTCACCTTTAAGTTCTCTTAATTCACTTTTTATTTGTGCTAATCCACCTAACTTAATAGGAATCTCTATACTTTGTCCAGCCATAACTATATTGTCAGTTGGTTTGTTTTCGTTTTATAACTTAATACTAATCGCTCCAGTCGTGCTTACATATACATCTCCAGTTGTAAGTCCAGAAATTCCAGCATCTCTATCAGAATCAAAAGTTGGTAAATTAGCCAATCTAACAATTCCAAATTCTGCGTTTGATGCTTTCACACTTGGCACAATTATACCATCGTCAGTCGGTGTTAAATTGTCGCCTATCCACATTCCTTTCAATCCGCTTCCTATTACGTTTCCGCTTCCCATTACAATAGCCTGAGCTGAACTATCAATGCTATTAATATTGTTGTTTACTGCTTCGCTAATTGCTTGAAAGATTGACGTGTTCTCTGACTGCGTTACCATCTTAGGTGTACTCGTTTTGAATGGTGCTAAGTCTATGTCAGTGTCAATACTCATTAACTCAACTTTAGTAAGCAACTTTTGGTTAACTGAGTAATCAATGATTTTGTTTATAGTCCACCAAGAATTATCAATACGTATTTTGTCGTTAAGTTTCAACGTCTGTATATCTAACTCGTCTAAATCAAAGTAAGCGATTAACATTTTACCAGTGTTAATCTGTGCAATCGTTCTTCTCCAATACT